GTGATAGGCGGTGCCACGGGCGCCGGTGGCGCGATGTTCGGCACCGGGACGCGCGGGGCGACGGCGGGTGCAGCCGGATCCTTCGCGTCGAGCGTCGCGGTCTTCGCGGTGAGGTCCCCACCGGCGCTCGGCGCAATCATGGGGGCGATGGTCGGTGCGGGCGGCGCCGGGGGCGCGATATTGATCGTCGGCAACGTGCCGCCCTCGAGTGGCATGTACGTCGGCGCGATCGCCGGGCCACCCGCCGTCGGCAGGCCGCCGGCCCCGCTGGCCCCGAGTAGCGTGTTGAGCGGCGTCAGGCGCCGCTGCGCGAGGAGGTCCTCTTCGGGGAGCGCGAGCACGTCAGGCCGCCAACGACGCGAGGGCCATGCGCCGCGCACGGTTCTGCGGCTGCACTTGCGCGTAGGGGTCGAACTGGTCGGTGGGCGGCAGACCGAGATCGACGGTCGGGTTCGTGTTCAGGCGGTTGAGCGAGCCGGTGCGCAGCGCATCCGCCTGGCCGGCGCTCTTCGCGCCCTCGAGCGTCCCGTAGCCCGCGAGCGCGATCTGCGCCGCATCGAGCGGGTGCTGGCCGACGAAGTCGCCGATCCTGCCGATGATGCCCTTGCCGCTGCCGGACGTCGCCGCTTGGGCCGCCGTCGTGGCCGCGGCGCCGGGGCCGGTGAGGAAGTGCGACACCTTGCCGGGCAGCCCGACGAGACCCTTGACGCCCTTCCCACCGAGTAGCGCGGAGCCGGCCGCCGACCCTGCGCCCTGGAGCAACGAAGATTTGAGACTCTTGCCTGAGAGCTTGCCGGCAGTCGCCGACAAGAGCCCCGCCGCCACGGGCCCGAGGCCGGGGATCAGGGGCAGGGCGTACGGGGCGACGGTGCTGACCACCTTGCCGATCTTGCCGAGCACGCCGGAGAACTTCCCCTTGGTGCTCTGGTTGATCTGTCGGTCGACGTACGCGTCGCGCGTGGCGGGATTCGTGAACGCGGCCTTTTGCGCCGCGCTCCAGCCCCTCGCCCCAGCGTCGAACTCGTCCTGTAATCCCTGAACGGCGAGTGCGCGATTCCCGCCGGCCTTGGCGAGCCGCGAGGCTTGGGCGCTCATCGGGTGACGTCCATTCCCGCCTCCGTGTTAGGGGCCTTCGGTTTGTCGAACTAACATAGCACAACCGAACATCTTAGCCAAGCCTTACGGCTGCTTGGCCGCCCGACGCTCCTCCCGCTCAAGCCGCCGGCGGGCCGCCCGGCTCAGGACGGGCGCCTTGACCTGGGGGTCGCGCACGAACGCCATGCGGTCCTCGTCGAACTGGACCTGGCCCGTGAGCCCCTCACGGTTGGCGATGAACGCGATGAGCTGGCGGAACCCGTTCACCGCCTGGACCGCCTGGAGCTTCGCCTGCTCGAGCGACGCCCGCTCTTTGCCGTCGACCTGGTACAGCACGTTGGACCGCTTTCTCGCTGCCATAGCTGCCTCCGTTCTGGTTTAGGCCCCAATGAGTCCGTGCGTCGTGAGGTCGTCGATCAGCGCCTTCACGTGCTCGGCCAGTATCGGCAGTGTTACTGTGCCAGTCGCGAACGTCGTACGGGTCGCAGTCCCAGTCGGCGCGCCCCAGCCGGTGCGGCGGGTGGTGACGACCTGCGTGCCCGCCATCTGCAGCACGCCGGCGGACAGGTTGACGGTGTTCCGGAACGTCGCGAGCCCAGCGTCAGTGACGAGGAGATTGTCGGCCGAGTCGGCGGCGTTCCGCCACGAGAGGTTCGTCGCGCCGGGCACGATCTTCCCAGTGGCGCTGTCGAACCCGAGGATGCCGTTCGCGGTGCCCACCCGGACGCTGCCCGAACTCGCGATGCGCAACGCCGTGACCCCGCTGCGCCGCACCTCGAAGATCGACGAGCCCGCCGCGGCGGCCGTCACCGTCACGTCGATGACGCCGCCGAGGAAGACCGTGCCGGCCGCGTTCCACGTCTGGCTCATCGTGAAGATTGATGCGCCAGTAGTCCAGCCGGTCAGCGTGCCGCCCGAAATCTTGAAGCCCGCCTCGGCCCCAGCCGACCAACTCTGATTGACGATGGTGAGCGCCGACACGCTCGGACTGTTCGAGCCGGCGGTGAGCTGCAGGCCGGCCGAGGTGCCGCTCGACATCTGGGTAACAGTGAGCGAAATGCCGGTGGCAGGTTGGCGCAGCGTCACGTTGCCGGCATCGAGGATGATGACGTTGTCGGCGCTGTCCGCGTTGTTCCGGTGACTGATAGAGGTCGCCCCCGGCACGATTTTCGACGCGGCCGGCGTCAGCCGGAGGGTGTCCCCAAACTCGACGATGCCCTGACCCGTGCGCACGGCGTAGTTGTTCGCGCCACCGCTCACATTGGCCACCTCGAGACCGACGAAGGTGATGGAGCCGAAGCCGCCCGTCGCGAACGTGGGCGAGACCATGAGGCCGCGCCCCGTGTGGCCGGCGGCCCCGGTCGTCACGGCCGAGCCGATGTACACACCGAAGGGAAACGTGCCCGCCGTCCCAACCCCGGCCCCGTAGAGCCGCGCGCCAATGGTGGGGTCAGAGCCAATCCCGACGCCGATGCGGGTGAGGAAGGTCGCGTCCCCACTGTTCAGAATGAGGAGGTTGTCCGCCGAGTCCGCGTTGTTGCGGATGGAGAACGACGTCGCCCCAGGGACGAGCTTCGCCGCCGCGGCACTGAGGTACAGAACGCCCTGTGAGCGCACATCGCCCCAAGGCAGGCCCGCGGTTCCCAGCGTCTTGCCGCCGGCCACCGAGGGAACGAACTCGGTGTCGTTGAAGAGGTACTGGTCACCGGTATGATAGAGCCGGAACGCGGCGGTGGTGCTGACGTACAGCTCCCACGCCGCGCCGCCACCGCTCCGGGGGTTGAGGGCGACCTCGGCCGTGGAGCCGGAGATGTTCACGCCCCCTGTCGAGGAAATGGACACGAGACTCGCCGTGTCACCGCTGTCGCGCACCGAGAGCGACGTCGCGCCCATCAGGATTCTCGACGCGGCCGAGCTGAAGATGAGGCGCCCGGTGGTGAGCGTCAGGTCGCCCGTCTGGATGACGGTCGCACCGTTCACGCGCATCGTGCCCCCGACGCGCAAGAGCTCGGCCCCGCCCGGGTCGGTGTGAACGATCACGGCGCCGGTCCCGTTGCCCATGCGGATCAGCCCCGTGCCTGCGGTCAGGATGCGTACCTCCGTCCAGGCGGTGGCGCTGTGCAGCGCCTGAATCATCTGCTGCGGCGACGCCCCGGCGTCTGTCCGCGTGATGCCGATGGCAAACGTGCCTGGACCGCCAACGCCGTTCAGCGAAAAGAGGTCGATGCGCCGGTCGTCGAGCGCCGCCGAGGTGTCCCAGAGCATGTGGTCGATCCGGCCGCCGGCGCTGTACTCCGCGTTCGCGGTCGAGGCCCCCACGCCGCCCACGAGCAGTGCCGCCGAGACGTGGTCTGTCGGCGTGCCGAGGAGTATGCGGCCGGCGACGTAGAGGTTCCGCGGCCGGGTTGCCCCAGCTTGGCCGATGTCGTTCGCGTTGTCGTTGATCGCGATGAAATGCCCGCCGACCGTGATCTGCCAGCGGTTCGTCAGCGCGTCCCCGAGGTTCAACGCTGTGGCGGCCGGCGAATAGAGCGCCGGCGTCACCACCCGGACGCTTACTCGCGCGCTGCCACCGACGCGCAGAATCTCGCTGCCGCCCGGGTCCACGCCGACAATCAGCGGGCCAGGGTTGATGGTGATCGCGCCCAAGAACGTCACGGAGCCCGCGAACGTGATCGACCCGGTGAAGGTGATCGGGTCCTTGTCGTCGTAGACGACCGCGTCGTTCAGGACCGTGTCGAGACGCTTGAGCGATACACGGAGCGCCCGGGCGTCGGCCACGGGCGCGTCGTGGTGCCAGCGGTTCTTCTGCGCGGCCACGCTACGTCACTTTCGCGCTGCGCCCCATCGGGACGCCGGCGATGTGGACGCGGTGCACGCCCCAGTACCCGAGGCTGGCGTTGCCGTCGAGCTGCCCCTGGGCGAAACGGAGCCGCCGCTTGGCGCGGGCGCGCACGACATAGGTCCGCCGGTTCGCTTGGGCGCCGACCACGATGGCCGCGCCGACGGCCGTGGTGACCCCGACCTGCTGGTCCGCGTTGAGGCCGAACGTCACCGCCCCACCGGCGGCACCGCCCTGCAGGTCGAGCTCGGCCTCAAGGTCGCTCACCTGGTAGATCACGTCCGGCGAGTCGCCACGCGGGGGCAGGGTGATGCGCCAGGCGTTGGGCTGGTGCGCCGCGCCCGACGCCGCGTAGTACGGACCGCCCGCCTCGGACCCATCGTAAAAGAAGACGTTGCCCGCCGCAGCCCGGGCAATCGCGCACACCTTGTTCCCGAAGCCGGTGGCCGTCCCGCGGTAGGCGAAGCTCCAGGCCCCGACGCCCCACGCGACGCCGAGCGTGGGGTCTGGGTCGAGCTCACAGAGCGCCGCGCCGCTGGCCGCCGAGAAGCAGACGATCCGCACCCGCGACAGCACGTCGAGCATGACGAAGATGACCATGTTGAAGCGCGGGTCGTACCCGACCCGGCACTCCGAATCGCCGCGGCTCGCGCCGGGGAGCCCGTAGGGCGCGCCGTTGACCGCCGTGTTGTCGGTGAAGAACTCGGGGATGTCCTTGTCGAGGAGCTCCAGCTTCCCCTGCGCCAGGCGGAACGGCCGGGCGAACTGGTCCGAGAACCAGATGTGGTCGCCGACGGCGAGGGGAGAGGCGGACACACTCCCGATCTTCCGCGACACCTCATCGTGCGTACCCGCAGCCGAGAAGTCGGGCGTGACAGCCCCGTGGATCGCGCCGATGCTCGAGCGCCGCCAGAAGTAGAGCGCGTCGTTCATGCCCTGGATGGCCTCGAGCGCGTCGTTCCCGCTCTGCTGCAGCGTCCATGCGTTGTTGAAGCCGCCCGCCTCGTAGCCGGTGTTCGCCGCGTTCTCCTCACTCCAGACGAGGGTGTAGCGATCCGCGCCCTTGATGAAGAACAGCTTCCCGTAGTAGACGGTCGGGTTGCCGTAGACGCTGGCGGGGGCGTTGGTGAGGCTCGTAACCACGCCGGCGAGCGAGACCATGAAGGGCCGGTTCACCCCATCGTGGAGGACGAGCTGCTTGTTAAACTCCGTCGCCCAGACGCGGCCGGCAGCATTGAGCGCCGCACCGGAGGCGACGATGGTGGCGTTCGAGACGAACGGCGCGCCCCAGTTCCCGACCTGGTAGAGGTTCCCCCCGATGACCGCGAGAGCCTGCCCGAACGCCGCGAACCAGAAGATCCCCTGCGGGGCCGCGGCGATGGCGGTGTCGGTGACCACGAACGACGGGTAGCGGATGTACGGGCCGCCGTTCTCGGCATCCGCCGGCACCATGTTCAACGCGCGATAGACGTACTTGGGGTCCCACCGCGTGGGGTCGGTGGTGTAGCGCATCCCCAGGAAGGGGCCGTGCGAGAACCGCACTGTCTTCGGCACGAGCGTTAGCCCTTGCCGTAGAGCGCCGAGAAGTACCCGAGGCCGCTGACGGTCTCGTCGCGGCGGATGGCGGCCGCGCCGCCGAAGGGGTTCTGCGTCTTCAGGGTGACGAGGATGCCGAACTGGCCGCGCTGCGGCTCGCCGTACCAAAGCTCATTCTCTTTGCGCTGGTACGGCGCCGGGTCCCGCAGTCCGCCGCGGTCGGCCCAAAGCATCAAGGCCCGCGGTGGGAGGAGCGCGCGCGCCCAGTCGGGGAGGAGTACCGGCTGGGTCGCCGCGTCGATCTTCGGGGGGGCGGCGATGTAGCGCGCGTAGGGGCCGTCGCCGAAGCTACGCGGGACGTTCCGCGGCATCCTAATGCGGCTGCCTTCCCAGACGTAGTCAGCGCCCATGCTCCAGTAGGCGCCCGGCACCAGGAGCCGACCGCCGACCGCGTCGTAGACTTCGATCTTCGAGGGATTGACGCCGCCCGGCATCGCGTACGTGATGCCGCCGTCGGCACTGACCAAGAGCGTGGGCGCACTCCAGAGGATCCACGGGAAGTGCGTGGCGAACTGTCCGTGCCAGTAAATCTGGGCCTCCGTGAGGTACGCATACCAGTCCGCGTCCGCCATGTCCTCATCGACGGCGGGAATGGCGCCGTCGCGCTTCACGCGCGCGAGCAGGTCTGCGCTATCCCAATCCGCCACGGGCCCTCCCGGTTAGAGCGTGTAGCCGCGGATCGTGGCGGTGCCGCGCACCGCGCCGCCGAGCGATGGCAGCGTGACGTCGACACTCGCGCCGCTCGGCCCCTCGATCGGCGATTCGTACTCCGGGATGATCGGCGGGAAGATGGCCGCCGGGATCTCGATCTGGTCCCGAATGTTGGCGCCCGCGCTGTCGCGCACCTGCGCCGAGACGGCCGCCGCCGGCGCCGCGGCGCCGGACAACGTGACGCCGGTGATGTAGTGGCGGCGGCCAGGCTCGGCCGCCCGCGTCGCCGTCGCCACGCCCGCGACGGCGCTGGCGACCACGGACCACTCAGCAGGTCTGAGGGCCATCGGTCACGCCTCCTGGAGATTGAGCGAGGCGCGCAGCTCCTTGTACATGTGCTGCGCCTGCTTCATCGTGAAGCCGCGCCTCAGGGCCGATGCGACGAACTCCTTGTTGCTCCCGATGTTCAACGGCGGCGGCCCCGACTCGCTCGGCTCGGGCTCGCCCTCGGGCTCCTCGACGCTCTCCAGGTCCTCGAGCTCGATCCGTCCGAGCAAGAGGCGCGTGGCCTTGTCGAGATCCTTCAGCCCCAGCAGCCGCTTGTCGCCTGCCGCGGCCTGCTCGAGCACCTCGGACGCCGGCCACGGCTTCGGGCCGGTGAGGTGGAGCAGGTACTCGTCGGTCTCGGCCGTCTTCGCGTTGAACGCGTTCTTCTGCAGGTCGCGGCCGATGTTCCAGAGCCGCACCTTCCAGTCCTTCGTCGCCTGCACCTGGTCCGCGATCCAGCGCGGGAAGTCGACGAACGCCTGGCCCATCTGCGGGTTCTGGTGCTCGTCGCGCGGCACGCCGACGTACTGCGACGGCGTGGACAGGGGATCCGACCAGCCCGCCGGCGTGACGTGCCCGGTCGGGTCGAAGGTCTCGCGGTCGATCGCTGCGAGCCACTTGCGCCCGAACTGGTCCACGAGGTTCATGTCGCGCCGCTTGTCGGCTTGGCTCTTGCCCATCTGCATCGGGTCAGTCCTCCGGCTCGGCTGAAGCCGTTTGGGTGATGAGGGCCTCGTCGAGCTGGTCCTCGTGTTGGTTGAAGTACGGGTCGCCGGGCGGCAGGTCGCTCGGGCCTGGCAAGAGGCTCCGCGGGATGTCGCTCACGACGTCGGACACCTGCGACTCGAGATAGTGCAGCATCCGCTCGGCGAACCCGCGCTCCTCGGCGAGCCGGTCCCGCTTGAACCAGAGCCCCGCCTTACTGCGGTTCGCCTGCCGACCATCCCACGGCATCGTCAGCTTCCACCGGCGGAGCCGGTCGTGCTCGACGATCTTCCGCACCACGCGCTGGTCCCACTCGGCGTAGGGCAGGTTGCCCGGCTGCGGCGTGTCGACGTCCTCACCCGCGAGGGCCTGGAGGAAGTTGCGCTCCGCCGCCGACAGCTTGTACTTGTGCCCGCCCCGCGCGCCCTGGATGATCCAGAACCGCGCGCCGTAGCAGCCGGTCTCGCGGTAGAGTTGCCACTGGAGCAGCGTGACCATACTCGAACTGATCCAGCGCCGGCTCCCGAAGCGTGCCGGGACGTTGCGGTCCGGCATCCACTCGCCCCACTCGCGCGGGCACGGCCCGAGCAGCGAGTCGCGAATCTCGAGCGGCACGTTCGTCTCGCCGTCGTCGAGCCGGATGAGCGGCACCATCTCGTAGACTTCCCACCGCTGCACCGGCTCATAGACCATCCCGGGCTGCCACACGATCTTGAGCCACGGCACGCGCGAGGACCGCGGCACGATCGCGTCGAGCTCCGCCTGCCACTCGTGCGGCACCAGCCGGTCGTGGAGGAACATCAGTAGCCGCCCCCGAACCGGCGCTTCGCCGGCTTGCCGACCTTGTGCCTCACGCGCTTCGGCAGGCCCTTCAGGCCGTGCGAGGCGGCGAGAAACTCGCGGCCCACGGCGGGCGGGGCGTCCGTCTTCCCCGCCGCCGTGGCGTACATGAAGCGCCGCTGTGCGTCCGACTTGACCGGCATCGGTCAGCCAGCCCAGCTAATGCCTTCGCCGCCCGGTGAGCCGAAGCGCGTGATGACGAAGTTCCAGAGCCGAGAGGCCCCGTCGATCGCGCCGGCGCTGGCGTTGGTAATGCGGACGCGGATGGTCCCGTCGGCTGGCACGGTCGCGCCCTGGAGGGCGAGTCCGGCCTCCAAGGTGTCGGGCGGTTGTGCGTCCACGAAATCGCCGGCTTTGACGCCGGGCACTGCCACGTCGACGTTAGCCGCAGCCACCGCGCCGATGTTCGGCGGGTCGACCGCGACCCCACGAACGACGAACTCTACGAGAGCCATGTTCGTCTCCTCCAACGAGCAGAACGAGGGCGGGCCCGAGCATCCGGGCCCCGCCCCCTGGGATAGATCAGGACTGCGTGAGTCCGGACGCGAGGGCCGCGTTGCTGCGGTTCTGCGTCACGAGCGCGCAGGGGTAGTCGAGCCCGAACAGCGTGCCCGAGTCGTCCTGCATCTTGAGGCCATCGTCGAACGCCACGCTCGACGGCTCCGGCAAGAGCACCATCTTCCGGATGCTGTTCTTCTTGTCGAACGCGAAGACGTAGCCGTCCGGCACGCGCCGGCTCGTGTGGAACGTCACGCCCTTGGACTTCGGCGCGCCGTCCATCTCGAGGGCGTAGGCATCCGAGAACCGGAGGCCCGCCTGGAGCTGGGCCAGGACGTCGTTCTCGACGCCGTTCGCCCACCACACGTCGGTCATCGACCCGCCACCGTTGTTCTCGATGGCCTGCTTCATCTTGCGGAGTCGGATGCCATTGAACCGCCCGCCGGCGGTGTCCTGGTACGACGTCCACTTCGGCTGCACCGCGCCAGAGACGCCGTGGACCGAGGTGCTGGTCGTGCTGTCGAGCAGCCCGATGAGGGCCAGGTTGCGCTCGGTGCCGCCCGCGAGCGTCGTGTTCTCCACGTTGTCCGCGAAGACCACGAGGTCGCCGATCGCCGCACCGGCGATGGCGCCGGCCGTGGTGATCGTCTGCGCCGTGCGGTCGAGCGCGGTGATCCGGTCCATCCCGCGCAAGGCGGGACCGGCCGGGTTCAGGAACGCCACCCGCGACCCGATCTGGAAGAAGTCCGTGTTCCGGCGGTTCGCGGTGGTGCCGCCCAGCGCCGCGATGCCGAACATGTCCTTCAGGGTGTACGTGGGCGCGCCGCCGACGGCGGAGAGCAGACAGACCGTGCCCGTCGAGAACCCGTAGAACATGTCCCCGACCTTGGCGCGGATCGCCTGCACCGCCTTCTTCGACTGCCACCGGAGCTGGCTCTCGAGCTGGCCCTTCACGCCCTGCTGCTGCTGGATGTACTGGGCCGTCTTCGAGATGGTGAACCGCTTGTTGATGAAAATCCAGGTGATAGTCGCCGTGACCGTCGCCGGGGTGGAAGGATTGGCTTCCTTGCCACCTTCGAGGATGGACGCTGCGCCGTATCCCTGGAGGATGTCGAGCTCGACCGTGATCTCGCGCGCCGACCAGTTCGTCTCGAAGTTCTCGAGCTTCATGGTGTCGTTCCACTCCTCGACACCGAACTGGGCGGCCACGACGATCCCGGCCTGAATCTTCCGCCAGATGCTCGGAAGGTCCACGCCCGACGTGGTCACGCCGTAAGTGAGCTGAGCCATCGTGTCCTCTCGGGTCGCCGACCCGGGTTCAGTTTACCGAACCTCGGGGCCAAAAAAAGAGCGCCCTCGGTTCAGATCAGCCGCCACCAAACCTGACGTAGCCACCCTTGTCGAAGATGTCTTCGTCAGCTTCTTGGGCGGACTTATAGTCCGGAATCTTCACCTTCCCCGCCGGCGGCGCGCCCTTCGCAGGCGCGACTGGGGGCGCCTTCGTTGGCTGCCCGGTCCGGCGGGCGTTGTCTGCTGCGAGCTGCTGGACGCGGTCGGCCGCGTGCTGCACCGTCCCGCCGCCCGACTTCAGGAACCACTCGATCTCGTCCTGCACCACGCCGTAGTCGAGGAGCCACTCGCCCTTCTTGACGCCGGTGCGGGGGTCATCCTCTTTCGCCTGCACCACGACGAGGTCGCGGAAGCGCGGGGTGTTCAGCCGGTCGAAGACCTGCCGCATCGCCGCGTCCGTCAGCTTCGCCGCCTGGCCGTAGTGCACGACCACCTTTTCGAGCGCCGTCTTGATCTGCGGCTCCCGCCGCTCGCGCTCGCGGGTCTGCTCGAAGGTCTCGCGCTGCTTCCGTTCTTCGGCGAGCTCCAAGTCCTTGCCCTTGGCAATCGCCTCGGCCTTCAGAACGCGCCAATTCGCCTGCACGTCCTGCAGCCACTCCTCGAAGGTGCCCTTTTCGACCATCTCCTCGATCGTCGCGAAGATGTGGTCGCGGGCTTGGAGCGCCGAGTCGATCTGGGTCCGGAGCCGGGCGGCTTCTTCGCCACCCTCGCGGAGGCGCTGTCGGATGGTGCCCTCGCGCGCTGACCGCCCGAGGGCGAGCAGGTCGCGGACTTCGGCACGATGTGTGGCGGGGATGAAGTCCCCCTCCTCACCGACAGCCGAACCCGGGATGCTGATCTCCTGCCCGTCTGCACGGTAGGAAATCTCCGGGTACGTCTCCGCCTCGGGCTCGGCCTCGGCATCGTCTGCCGCGGGCTGGCCTTCGGCTTCTGCTGCCGGTTCGTCGGGGACTGGGGCGGGAGCGGACTCCTCGAGAGGAGCGGGCTCTTCGGCCGCAGGCTGTTCCGTGAACCGTCCCTGCGTGTCTCGAGGTTGCGCGGCGGGGGGCTTCGCAGCGGGCGCCGCAGGTTTCGCGGGGGCGCTGGGTCGCTCGGCCGGGGCCTCGGAGAGGGCGCCGTCGATCGCCTGGTCCAGGTTCGCGTCCGCCGCCGCTGTGGCGTCGTTCGCGACCGGTTCGGCTAGCTGATCGACGTTCCCTTCACCATCAAGCATATAAGTCTCCTATCTCCTGGTCAAGTGGTGGCGCCCACGGGGGCGGGGGCTGGCGCAGGCGCGCCGACCTTCCCGCGCACCGACGCGCCGGCTTTCAAGCCCTCGAGCACGAGCGACGCCGACTTGAGCTCATGGTCGCGCGCTGCCTGCTGCTGTTGCTGCTGCGTGGCCGCCGCCTGGGCGGCCTGCTGCTGCTGCGCCGCCGCTTGCTGGGCGCGCTGCTGGTCGGCCACCGTCTGGATGCCTGCGGCCGTGCGCATCCGGAGGTACTCGGCCCGGAGGCCCTGCTGCCACGCCGGATCCCACCGGCTGTAGCGGGTGCCGGCCATCGCGCGCCCAAGCTCGAACGCCCGCAGGAGCGCCGTCTTCGGCTCCTCGTCGGCGTCGATCGGCGCGAAGATCGCGGCGAGGGCAGGGTCGGGCGGTGGCGCGACGGGCTGGCCGGTCGCCGGGTCCAGGGTCGGCCGCGGCGGCTGCCAATTCTTCGGCGGGCCCTGGCCCCAGCGGTCGACCTGGCGCCGCACCCGCTGCCGGTGCGGGTCGTCCTCGAGCCCGAGCTCGCCACCCACGTTGCCGGTGATGATGCTGCGCAGTTCTTCGGCGTCGATGAGCTGGGTCTGCGCGTACTGCATCGCGAGTGACGCCTTGGCCGTCCGTGAGAGGCCGGTGAAGCTGCCGCGCTGGAGCCGCACGTCGCGCGTGTTCCCCAGGTCCGTGCCGAGGAACTCGCGCTGCTTGTAGCCGCCGTCCTCGCCGACCCAGCGAATCTGCTGGGGCACGGTGTAGAACGCGCGGATGAGCTGGAGCATCATCCGCCAACCGCGCACGAGACCGCGCTCGGTGTTCTGGCGCAGGTCGGCGAGGCCGATGAGGACCTGCTGGGTGATCTTCTCCGCGTACACCCCGGACTTGACGTTCGGGGGCGCGAGGCCCTGCGCCGTCTCCTGCAGCCCCGACTCGTCGTTCAGGTCGTCCTTCAGCTCCTTGAAGAGGTTCGGGATAATCGACGGCAGATCGGGGAGCTGCTCGTACACCGGCTCGCCCCCGGGCACGATGGAGAGCACCGTCTGGGTCTCCGACTGGAGCTGCTCGGCCTGTAGGTTCGACGTCGACGGCAGGAAGATTTTCCGCCGTGTGAACCGGTCCAAGTGCTCGAGGATCGCGCCGAACAGGAAGGCGCGCAGCTCGTTGCCCGGGCCCAAGAACTCCATGAGCCCGATGCCGTACGGGTTGTCCTCTTCGTTGAACTGCTTGAACTGGGTGAGCGGGATGTCGAGCGGCTCCTTGTGTTCGCCGTCCCACCAGTCGCTCCGCCACAGGAGGACGTCCTCGCCCGCGGCGACGAGGTAGGCGCCGCGCGGGTAGTCGGGGCATTGCTTCAGGTAGCGCGTGACCGTGAAGACGGGCGTGTTGTCGTCGACGTCGCTCGACTCTTTGTAGCCGCGCGGGAGCAGGTCCTTCACGTTCGCTGGCCGCGCCTTGACCAGGGCGTTGAGCTTCTCGGCCGGGAGCTTCCGCAGCCGGGAGAAGAGCGCCTTCAAGGTCCCGAGCGGCGTCATCGCGCCGATCGACACGCCCTCGGCCTCCCACAGGTCGCGGGCGGTGTCGGGAATGAACCGGACGTGCTTGCCGGTAAGGAGCTCCGCCTTGAGGCGCGGCTGCCAATTCAGGATGACCTTGTCGTCGTCGACGTCGTCGGTCAGCGTGCCGTCCTCGAGCACGTAGCGGAGGATGAAGTCCGGCTCGCCTGCGGCTTGGCCCTTCCACGGCTCGCCGGTGGTCGGGTCGAAGAGCGCCTCGTCTTTGGACTGGGCGCGCGGGCTGGCCCAGATTTGCAGCGGCCGGTACCCGCCGGCGTTCGGGTCCACGGAGAAGTGCAGGAACCCGGAGCCGTAGTCCGAGCCCAGGTCGAACGCGTCGGCCGCGAGAATCTCGAACGACAGCCGCCCCTCGCTCGTCTCCTCCTGCAGCACGCGCGTGGCGAACTCCGCGGAGTCGCGGTCCTGGTCCTCGTCGGTCGACGGCGTCGCCTCGGGCAACGGCGGGTCGGTGAACATCTGCGAGCGCATCCGGCGCCGCAGGCGCGCCGCCTGGTTCATGGCCGCCATGTTCGGGCTCGAGCCGAGCGGGATGTGGGCCTTCTGCTCGTCCTGAATCTTGATGAGCCGGAGGCCCGTGTAGCCCTTGGACCGCAGCTTGTTGATGCGCCACTGCTCCTTGAGCGGCTTCACGCGCCCCTCGCTCTTGTCGAACTCCTCGACGAGGCGCTTGGCGACGTCCTCGGGCTTGTCGGTCAGGAGGTTCGGCTTCGACAGCGCCTCCTCGACGTCGGCCGCGGGCGAGGTGGCGCCGGTGTCGTTGCGCATGTCCATCGCGTCAGTGGGGCTGGGCATCGGCTGCCTCCATCTTGGGGACGTTCCGACCCCGCACGCGGACGTCGAGCACCTTCGGGCCGATGATGGTCTTCTCGAAGAGGATGTCGATCACGCCCGGCGAGAACAGGAATCGCACCCGCTCCCACCAGGGCATCGTGACGGTGACGTGAATCTTCTTGGCGCTCATTCCTCCACCTGCTCGCCGGCCAGGACCATGCTCGCCACCTCGAGGGGCTCGATGCCGGACCCGAGGAGGTCGCGCACCCGCGTCTCGATCTGGCGCCGTTCCCGGCTGTCCGGCTCCGACACCCGTGCGATCGCCTCGGCCACCTTCACGGGGATGGGCGTCAGCGGCGTCTTCGGCATCGGGAGCGGCGCCGGCTGCGTGTCGAAGCCCTCGCGCTTGAACGCCAAGGTATCGCGCACGAGCCGCTCATACCGCTCGCGCTCGGCGGCGAGATCGGTGGCGTGCCGCGCGCGTTCGTGCTCCGCACCCGCAACGGCTATGTCCAGCGCGGACTCGGCGCTTCGGACGCGTTCGTAGGCGTCCTCGACCTGCTCGCGACTGACCCACGGCCACCTCCACGTCACAGGACCACCGCCAGGAGCGCCCCAGCCATCGTCGCCACGATGTCGCGCCACGAGAACTGGTCGGTGAACGGCGGCCACGGCGCGGCCAGCATGTCGACCGCGGTCATCGCGTGCATCCGGCGCTCCCACTCCAGGTACCGCAGGAGCTCGGCCACCTCCCACGCCACCGCGGCGACGAGCACCAGGAGCAGCGTCAGCCACCGGCTGAGGCCCGCGCGCCGCCACGCGGTCGCGAGGACGAACCCGCACACCGCGTGCTGGACCTTGTCCCGCCCGGCGTACCAGGTCGCCTGATCGACGAGCTGGCCGCCGGTGCGGAACGAGTCGGACGCGAAGTACCGGCTCACTTCGCGGGCTTGCCGCCCTTCGCCTTGGCTTTCCGCGCCGCCGGCTTCCGGGGCTTCTTCACACCCTTGGGCGTCGCCGCCACGTTCTTCACCGCGGTCGCGAACTGCGCGGCGGTCAGCGTCAGCTCGACGTCGGGCTTCGAGCGCACGTCGCCGGCCGGGTGGCGGCAGAGCGTGATGTCCTTGCTGCCCTCGTCCTGATAGATGTAGACCCCGCCGCCGAGGCTCGCGCCGAAGTGCGTGGCATCGCCCGCGCCGGTATCGTGGACCTTGCAGCTCATGGAGCCCCCTGGTTTCAGTGTGGTCACACGTGGTACCGCCCGCCTGCCTGGCCCGTCGTCATCGTGGCGGCGTCTCCGGGCCATTACTCGTGATGCGTTGCACGAGACTCCGGCCGGCGGCCCGACGGGAAGGAAGGTGCGAATACTGCACCGTCGGCCACCACCTCCACGCCGCGCGCTCGGAGCACTGCGAGCGATACGGTATCCTCACTCGCTGATCGTGACGTCCACGACGGCGCCGACCGGCAGCTTCACTGCCTGCTCCGCCGTACGGTTCACCTGCAGGCTCCCGCTCGTGCCGTCAACGCCCGAGAGCTGGACGCTGATCGTCTTCTCGTCGCTGAAGCCGTGATTCGTGACGCGGAACTTGAGCTTCATGTCCTCGCCTCCTGTTAAGGGCCGCCACCGTCTTACGCTCACTCGCTTGCCTCGACCATCCGACCGCGCGGGAGGAACCCCTTCTGGCCGAGCTCCTCAGCATCGCGTTCGTAGGCGCGCTTCTTCCGCGTCCGGTGCTCGAAGTCCATGCCCGGGTGCGTGTTCTCGTCCTGGCGCTCCTGCCACGCGTGCGCCTTGGGCGGCCGGCTCATCAGGAAGTAGCTCGCCCCGTCGTACGCATGGTCCTCCGCCGTGGTGTCGACGTCCTCGATGTTGATCGCGTCGTAGGGCAGGGTCGGGAGCGTGCGGATCAGATTCGCGCAGCGCGGGTGGAACTTGAGCGCCGGCTGCCAGAGGGGGGGCACCTTCCCGTGCTCGTCGATGCGGTACGCGAGGTAGTGGTGCGTGAGCTGCACGCGGTGCGCTCGGCTGCCCGGACCCTTGGCGGTCTTGATGAGCCGCGGCCCGCGGCTGCGCCCGCCATACGCCGCATCGAACCCTTTCTGGAACTCCTCAAAGATCGTTGGGCCGAGGCCGGCGCCGGTCTTCTGGTCCATCGCCTCGTCGCACGCGACGTACTCGAGCGCGACCTTCGCCTGCAGCGCCTTCATGCCGCACTGGCGCCCCGCCTCGAACGCGTGCAGGCCCTTGAAGTACAGCTCGTCCCAGCAGACGATGTCTCCGTCGGGACCGCACGCGAAGAGGCCGAACCAGCCAGGCGCCCGGAAGCCGAAGTCGAGGCCCGCCGCCCAGCGCCAGTGATTCGGCACCTCGAACCGCGGGGGAACGACGTGCAGGTCCTCGCGGAACTCGGAGAACACGATCCCCTTGCGCGCCTTCAGGAGCTTGGCGTACACCTCTTCCTGTAGCGCCAGCGAGTCCGCCGGGTACTCGCTGATGAGCTCGGCGATCTCCTTCGGGTGCATCTTCGGGTTGTCGTGCGCGGTACCGTAGAACTGCTCCCACTCAGGGCCCCGCTTCCCAGCCTCGATCTCCTCGCACAACCGGTTGAAGTAGCTCGGCGTGACCTTCGCTGCCTTGCCGTCCCCCAGGTCCGTGACGTTGCCGTCGTGGCCGGCGTTCGTCGTGGACGCGAGGATCGCCCAGCCGCGGTTATCCATCAGCGCCGGCCGGAGGATTTGGCGCCAGGCGTAGGCCAGGTCCAGGTGCGCCGCCTCGTTCACCACCACGCCGGCGAGGAACTTCCCGACACCGCGCACGGTGTCGATCGTCTCGGCGGAGCGGATCCAGAGCTGGCCGAGCCCGTGGAACTTCACGGTGCGCTCGCTCGCGTTGACGTCGACGTTGTCCTTGTGCCGGAACCGGGGCTCGATCTCCGCCGCCCAGATGAGGCCCGCCTGCGGGTAGTCGGGCGCGATCCACACGACGTCGAGGCCGTCGAGGATGCCGCGGAAGCAGGGTTCGTCGGGGCGGTGCGGGGCGCGGACGCAGCGGTCGGGACCCGGGCAGGTCTCCGGCCCGTGACCCATGATGCTCATCACGAGCGTCCCCGTGTCCTTGCCGGTGCGGCGGCCGCAGCGCAGCACCTTCCAGCGAGCCGAACTCGCCGCCCACGCCACTTGGTGCGGCAGGTAGTTGGGCAGCGCGATGGTGTCGCGCGGGACCGACGCTACGGCTGGCGTGGCATGTCGCTCTGCTCGGGCGCGCCGGGCGCCGACGGGGAAGCTGGGCCGAGGTAGACGAGCTTGAGGTTCTGCTCAAGGGGTTCCGGGTGCGTGGCCAGGCGCAGCTCGTACTTCTCGAGCTGGCCGCCGGTGATGTCGACGACCCACTGGTCGCCGATGCGCAGGTTGTACGGCACCGCGAGGCCGCCCTCGATCCCGTCGAGTGTGCCGCCGTACACCGGCACTACCTGGGTTGCGTAGCCGGCCGCGGCGTTGACGCGCAGCGTCGTGTCGGCGCGTTGCGCGATCGCGCCGTGCTGGAGGCAGAGCGCCATCTTCACTTTGCGAAGCGGGTGCTCGCCCTCGAGCGCCGCGGCCTTCGTGCACCGGCGGCCGCGCGCGGTCACGGCCTGACAGCGCCACTCCTCGCCGTGCGGGCTGGTGATGACGAGGATGGGATTCACGTGCAGACGCAGTGGCCCTGGCATCCGAGCCGCACGAAGTCAGTGACCGGCCCGGTGCTCGAGAGGCACCTATAGGTACCTATAGGTACCGATGGGTCAGTGGGCGTCTCGCACCCGAGCAGGACGACGACGAGCACCATGCAGTACCAGCGCACGGCGATCTTGAGCGCGCGCATGTAGTCGGTCGGATTGCGCCGCGCCTCGAGGCGCGCGAGGTATCGCTCGACGATGCGGATGCCACGGTCGGGGCGGCGGGTGCGCAACTTCACGCCGTCGTCCGCTCGACCGGCGTGCGGGTGTTCACCCGTTTGACCGAACGAATCGCCTTGCGGCAGTCGCGCTCGTCGACGTAGCCCTCCCCCGACGTGGCGATGATCTGGCCGTTCTTCGCCTTCAGCCGCCACCGAATCTCGCCGGGGTGCGCAGCGTCCTCGTAAATCTCGAACTTCATCGGGTGGCCCTCCGTTCAGGGGTGGACTGTCACCTGGGTCGTCAGCCGGCCGAGCACCTCGCGCTCTTTGATGATGAGCACGGTCTCGCCGTTCAGCTCGACCTCGGCGCCAGTGTAGCGCGCGTAGAGAACACGGTCGCCGGGCTTCAGGACCGCCGCGTCATCACCGACGGACAGCACGACGCCTTGACTCGGCTTCTCCTGCGCGGCGTCGGGGATCAGCACGCCCGCGTCCGTCTCGGTCTTCGCTGCCTGCGGCACGATCACCACGCGGTCGAATAGCGGCGTGAGAACCTCCGAGCCGATAGCGGCCGTCATACGGCGGACTCCACCGCACAGGGAGCCTCGATCGCACGCTCCGTCACCGTACCGACCGCGATCAGCCGCTCGATCAGCGCGACGCGCGACTGGAACGCCTCCTCGGACCTCGCCTCGAAGTGCTTCTTCAGGGCGTCGAGGGCGGCGCGGGCGTCGAGGGCGGCGCG